ATACTAGCGTGCTGTCGTGCATATGATTATACTCGACTGGCGTAATACTTTCAGTATTAATAGAGTTAATAATCATAGTTAAGAGATTTTAAATATATCAAGTTTGCCTCGGGTGATCAATCTACTAGCAGTAAATCTTAGAGTATCTCCTGTGTTGATAGATACTACCTCTGTAAATGAGCTAGTTTGTATTCTTCCACGGTTTGAATCTGTACCTTCTTTAAATATACTAAATACTTCCTGTGAACTACCGTCTGATTTGTTTTTAAAACAAGTAAAAGTACTGTTTCTATTACGAGCGGATCCTCCACCTCCAAGAGGTAAACTATAAGTAAAATTACCAATAATCATAAATCGAGAACCGTCGACGAAACCTTCATTTGCATCCGGGAACTTTATTGTAAATGGGTCTAAAGTTATAGTACAGTTAGGATTTGTTGTTGCTGGGTCTAGTATTTTGTTTGTAAATGCTACTCCTTTTTTGGTTTTTGTTGCTCCATCAACTATACAATTACAAGCAGATGTCTGTAGAGTAATACTGTTTAGAGCTGAACTATCTGTAGATTCTAGTAAGTTAGCCAAATTATCAATAACTGTGCGAATCTCAGCGAGAGCAGATGTATTAGTAGCAATATCAGCTGAAACAGACGCTAAGTTGGCGATAGCGTTAAAGTTAAATTTACCTAATTCTACTGTTCCACTAATTTGATCATATTGTGTATTTAGACCTGGTGTTGTTTGATTGTTAAGAATATTAAAACCAGTTACTACATTATAAAACGTATCTGCTTCTCCTTCAACATTACCTTCAATTTGACTTTGGCGAACTGAGCTAATATTATCAGGACCTACGACAAAGTCTTTAAACTCAATCATCTTAGTACCATTGCTCGTCTCTATTAATAGCTTATCACTATTAAGTATCTCTGTACCGACATCAATGTCAGTTATATTAATAATTTCGTCTTCTATCGCCATATAATTATTTAATTCCTATTAGTAATTTACAAACGCTGTAATTGTACTTGTTTGTGTTGTTATTGAGTCACATCCAGATACATCATATAAATCTACATAAAAATAACCACCAGATGCAAGACCCATTACAGATGTTCCAACACCTGTATTAACATTAGTAAAATAATAATCTCCTAAAGAAACTCTTGTACCTACAATATCAACAAGCGGTATTGTAATTGTTTTAGTTGATAAGTCTACATCTTTAAGTAAATCCCCACAATTCCAAGTTAAGAAACCGCTTAAGTGCATGAAACCAGAATTAGCAGTTAATGGTATGTAGAACAAAGACGGGTTGTTAGGTAAATTAACAGCGCCTTGATTATCTGGATCAGCAGCTCTTGTTCTATATTTTAGACTTATAGAACCGTTATTTTTAGGTAGCCCTGTATTTGGATTAATAATATCAGTAAGACTTACTTGTACCCCGCCAGCGGTATTAGACTGGGATGCTTGAGTTTGTATATACTCAGTAGTAAACCCTACATTAAATGATTCAGCACTTACTCCTTGACTAGTTGCTAAAGCAGGATCATATACATCTGTTTCGTTATCTACATCTAATAAACTCAAACCTAATACTTCAGGATTTTTATTAATAAATGTTAATAACAACTTTTCATCATTTTTGTCATCATTAAAGTAATCTGTTTTTAACAAATTAACATTTTCATATTTTCCGATAGGAGCTTTTTCGACTGTAAACTTTAAATCTATAACATCTACTTCTTGATCATCTCTGTATATTGTAAAGTATACATGCCGTGTCGCCAAGTCGGTGAAATCACTTTCAATAGTATGTGTGAATGTATGACTAGATAAAGATGGAATTGTAGAGGCTGAAAGAGGTCTATTTACTACAAGTTCTTGCCCATCGTCGAAATCTACTATAACTTTATTAATGCGATAGTTACCACCTGCAGCTGCATCATAGCTACTCAAACCACCAAAGTCGAACGTAACGTCATTAGTACCAGTGATAGATTTAGACTTAGTCTTCGTTCCTCCGAACGGACTAGGTGTTGCTGTTACTGTGTATGTCGTTGTATTCATTATTAGCCTTGTAGATCTTTCAGATCAAAACTACCTTTAGTCGCGAACCAATTACCTTGTGTAGTTACCCCGGTTGCAAAAAATTCTGGAAACCTCTGCTGTAGGTTAGCTTGTTCCGTGGAAACATCTATAGGAGTTCCTGTTGTGTTAGGTAGAAAATAGTATGTATAACCATCTTCATAAGCAGTTAGCTGCTCCCATTTTACCCCAAATGCATTGCTCATTTTTTTAGCTTCATCTAAAGTTATAACTAGGGCTTTTTCTGCGATCGCATCATCTATATCATCTGGTATATTTTTAATATCAAGTATATTGAATGAAATTTCCGCTAAGCCTACGAAACCGTTTGCGTCGTTTCCACCCTCAATACCAGTTAAGTTTATACTAACATTTGGTTCTAGTACTCGACAAACCCCGCCTCCGTTTTGGTATTTCTCCTCCGCGTCTTCTTTAGAACCGACTTTAACCCAGTTCCAATCTGGTCTTCCATCTGCGCCTTCCCATTGTTCCATTTTACCTTCCCATGGATTATCTGCAGTTTCTACCATAGGCATTAACTCCCATACTTTAGTATATTTCTCAACTCCGTTCGCTTCAAAGTCTTTTTCTATGGCATCGATAAACAGTCTTTCAAGTTCGTCGTAATCTTCTGTATAATATACTTTAGTATCTGTTGTTAACCCAAGTTGCCTAACTCTCATATATACAATATATTCTCTATCGTTATATATGATTGGATCAAAAAGATGACCATTAAACATGTTTGCAGAATTAGTTAATAATTGGTTTACAGGCGCGCCTAGTACAGGTCCGCGATCACCAGCCAAGAAACAAACAGCGCCCCATCCTTTATTACCTCCAAGAGTGAATGTTTCTTCACCTGTTGATGTTATTCGTTTTCGGAATGAAGGTAATAAGTTTGCAATTGGCTCTGACGGTACAACTAGATCAGCAGGTACTCCGTATATTTTTTCTACAGTTTCTCCTGTCGCTCTTGGTATTGAACCTCCGCCGATTTCTGGTATTAAATCTCCACGCTCAACTGCTTGTACAACTGTATCAATATCTTCCGGTCTAATTCCAGTATATTTAACCTCTACATCTTGTTCTATAAATTCTGGTTCATTATTATCACACAATGTGATCTCGGTTGTATTTGTCCGCTCATATAATTCACTTGCTATATTGTTCTTTGATGGGATAACCATTTCTATGTCTACGTTATCATCTAGCTCAGAATAAGTGAGTCGTTCTCTAAGATTCTTAGAAGATTTGTTTAAATAATCAATCCGGGTTTTTTGTTCTTGTGTTTCTGGTTCTATTTTTTCTTCCCACGGGTTATGTACTTTAACTCCTTTTACTTCGAAGGAATGTAATTCAAACTGACTTACTTTTGTACTTGTAGTAAAAGATAGACCTATGTTTAGTAACGGGTATTCATCGTTTTGTACCTGAAAACCGGACCACGGATCATACATATTACTACCACCTACATTACCAGCATTACCGGTCGTACTATAATAACTTCCTTGTATCTTATTAAGACGTAAATCTAATATAGTGTTATATGTTTCACTCGATGTGAGTTTATGCGAGACAGTTAATCTATTTCCTTTATTAGTTAGATCTACTCTGTAATCAACAAAAACTGCATTAGCTGCAGACGTATGTAGAGGTATAGCAGTTGAACCAGGAACAGCAGAAAGATCTACTGAGGTTAATATTTGATTATTAGTAAATCTATTTCCTCTTATCGATACTGAGCATGGAGAAGGAGTAGTTGTATTTACATTAAACCACCCAGGTTTATCTTCTGTAGTTTTACCAAAATTACCAGCTATATCAAAACCGACCCCTATGAAACTATTTGCTTCTCGTCCATCACCAATACAACCATATGTTTCTTTAAATGGATTCCAATTATTTCTTTCAAACAAACCAACCGTAGTTTGAGCAGAGCCAGCGGTTTCAACTACATTGAAGTCTGCTGGGCTATAACCGAGTGTTGACGCAACACCATTAGGTACAACATACCGATCCTTTTGAGGTTGTTCAAACAAATATACACAAAAGCCTTCTCCTGCACCAGCAGGGGCGTATTGTTGAACCCATCTTGTTGCGCTAGCGCCTACTGTCTGTGTACTTGCATAAGCAGTAGGCGCTGGTACGTTAAAACTTCTCGCGCGAAAATCTATTCTTATAGTATGTTGTGGATCATAAGCAGCATATTTTGGATTTACAGTTATGTAACCACCGCTAAACATAAGAGGGAAATTTTTATCTCCTGTAAGAGCATCAAGTGCTGTGTTTGTATTGTCTTGAATTAAATTAAATCCTATTGCGCTTGTACTTTCTACATGTGTAGGAGACACCATGTAGTTAGGGGACCTTTCTATTTCTGCACCGTCTGCTGGGTTAAACCAAGAAGCGTTTTGGTTACGTATAGTATTACCACCAAGATATAAATCAGAGTTTAAGTAACCACTGTCAAATGTAAATCGACCGTTGACAGCTGATAAAGAATTTTGCGGTAAAAGGGATTTAGCTTTTAATAAATGAAACTTACTATCTACATCTTCAAAAATATAATTATTAATTACTAACCCATCTACATCGCTCGCAAAGCGACCTAAAAAAGTTACGGAATATCTTGACGTGTCCTTATTATAATTAATAAGAGGTTTTGTTATAGAATCAAAATTTAAATCGTCTACAGGACATGGAGGGGTTAATTTAAATATATCAGAGTTTTCATCTGTATGAAATGTGTCTAAATTATCAGGATATATTGTTTGTCTATAATTTGTATCTTTATCGATTTTGTAAATTATTGGTAATGCACCGTATATAGTATCTCCTGTTTCGCATCTTGCTGCAGTAATAGCACTAACAGTACAAACGAACATTTCCTTCGTTTGATCGTTGTAAAATATGTCTGACTGTTTGTTGCTAAAAGGCATATAATTATTTACTAAGTTATTATAGATTTCGACCCTGCGGCGTTTTTAAATGTACCGTCATCAAATGTATATTTTTCAGTTAATGTTTCTACGTTAGTTTGTATGTATATTGAATCTTCGATAATCTCAAAATCTTGTATTTTATTAGATGTGTAAATTCGGCCTTTTGTTGCAGCAGAATGTTTATTAAACACAGCAGACATGGCTTGTTTTAAAGTTAATACTTCTTGAGAAAAGTTATTACGTACAAATATCTCTCCAAACTCTTCAAATTGCTGCTCAAATAACTGATACTTTGTTGCTGTTGGTTGGTTAAGGCTCGCTGACTCATACGTAGTAATTGTATTAGAATAAATTGCAGTTGAATCAATTGTGTAGTATGGTATAGTTATATCTTTAAAATAATTCTCAATTAATAAATCTGAGCGACCAGGGTGACTTTTAAACGGACCACCATCAACCGCTGAGACAGCAGATACAGAACCACATGATAAGGCTATTGTATGTAGATCTGTACAATTGTATGTTGATAATGGCGCAAAGAATGAACTACCAGCTCCACCAATACTGCCTAGATCATTTAATGTGTTGTCATTAACAATGAAGGTATCATATACTCCAGTCAACCCTGTATACGCTGTAGGGCTATCTGCTTGAGCTGCGGATATAGCAGATAAGAGCGGATTAAAATAAAGACCGTCATAAAACTCCGCGGCTGTTGTACAGCTTGTATCTGTGCTAGATGACTCTTCGCTTATATATGATGTTCCTGCTTTTCTCTTTGGGTATACCGACTTAATAAAGTAAAACTCATTACCATATACATCGCTCCGTAATTTAACGCCTGTCTTGTTTGTGATAAGTAAATCATCTAAGCGTTTACTTTCCGGAAATACATTTAAAACACTTACCGGATAAGTATCTGTGTTTCTCCAATCAATATGACCTTCTGCATCTTCCCAAAAACTAATATTATCTTCGCGCTTGTTAATACCTGTAGGAGTATATTCTAAACTGTTTTCTTGGCTTTGATAACCATAATTGCGTACAATTTTATTATTATAAAAATTAACAGAATTCGTTCTATCATTATTTTTAAATGTGTTTGTTTTAGATTTAAAAATTAATGGAGTACTTTGTTTAACTTTTATATTGCGTAAAATATTGCCTTTATGGTCTTTAATATAACCAACTGCTTTTAACCCTGGCTCATATTGGTGTGGGTTTGGAATCAAATACTCTCTTCCGTTGAACGTAGATAAATTAATATTAAAAGTTAGACCAAAAGAATTGAAATTATTTGTACCAGTATTTTTATATGAAAGCTGAAAAGGAAATATATTCGTATTTTTCTCATTTACAATACCGCCAAATAAATTAGGACCATATCTTTGTGTTAGATTGTTTGTAGGATTAACATTATCGTATAAAACTTCTACATTAGCGTTCTTTTTATCTCCTGACAGCCGATATATATCATTAGCTAAATATTTTTTAATTAGATCGCGTTCAAGAATAAATTTTAAATTATCTAATGTTTTTATTTCATTACGAAAATATCTATTAGGTAGTCTTTCATAATTAGAAAACGGATCATTAATACCTAATAATGCACTTGGTGTAGAGATATTATTTGTTTCAACTTTATACTGTTTACCATTTTTATTAATAGTAATTAATTGATATATGTTTTTTGATTTAGACTCTCTTAAAACTCTGTTCTCGATATTGTCGACTAAATCTTTATCAATCGGGTGTATGTTATATATGAATTCGTCAGATACGTAATGGTCTATATCTATAGAAATTGCATTAGCGATTTTTTCAACATTTATATCTGTAGTTGAAGTATCAGTATTTTCAGTTATAAAATCTTTATTACTTAAAAGCTTAGAAATATAATTCTTTAAGTATTGTTTTACACCTGCTTTAGATGTTTTTAGTTTATTTTTAGTTGTACTAAAAGTAGCTTCATCTCTTAACTCCTTTACACTTAATACCTGATTACGAATTATATTAACAAAATAATGTACCCCTAATTCTAGTTCATATATATCGTCTGTATCTATTTCATTTAAAAATCTTCCAACTTCGGGATCTAAAGTATCTAATGTTAAATTTTTGAGGAACTGGGTATAAATAGACCTTGTGTAGTTGTTTTTTGTATCTGTGTTGGCTTGTTTTTGTTCTTTCCAGTCAACCAAATAATTATTATATAATATAGATAATTCAGTCGCGTTGCGATTGTCATTATAATATTGCTTCCATTCTACAAATGATAATGGATTAGTTGTATTTAAATCTATTGTCATATGCTAAGGCCCTTCCGTATTTGATAGTCTAAATTCTTATACATTATACCATCATCATTAGTCCAATTACCGCTTAAAGATGAAGCAGTTCTTGTTATTGTTGTATATGGGTTATTGTAATCAATTAAATTTGCTTGTAAATTTTTAATTGCTGAAGTTGGGTCTGTTACCGTATATGGATAAAAATCATACATAGTAGACAACCCGCTCGCACCTGTCACAGTAGTGTCCAAAGGCCATCCCCAATTGCTATAAAGGTTGTATGTCGATAGCGCGTATGTACTTGACTCTCCAGAGGAACTACCATCAACATTTTTAGTAGCAACCTTTTGAGGTTTAATTATTAAAAATTCGTTATTAAATTTTTGTCGTGCTACAAAATTTGTATACGCTGTAACTGTATATGTAGAAGCAGTAATTGGGTTGTTGAAATCTACATTCACACCGTCTGCAGAAGAAGTATAAAAATTCGAGTTTAAGCTTTCTGAAAATTGTTCATAGTTACCTAACAATTTAGATACCTTTATACTAAACGTATCATACAACCTTTTTAGTTCTGAAGGTGGTTCTGGTAAAATAATATCTACATCCTCATTCAGTAAATCATAAAAGGATTGTATTTGATTTATTTTACATAAATCAACATCGTTATGATTAGTAACAAAGTTAGCTATTTTAGAGAATATAGTCTTACCAAATGTAGTCGGGCTTGAACTCGCTTCTCCTACAAATGATGTAAATATCCCGTCAAATAGATTATCATACTCATGCATGAATGATTGGAATCTATAACTCTTAATTACTTGAGAGTAATCTATATCTTCGTTTTGTAAATAAAACTCAACATCGTTAGTTGACGGGTAAACAGTAAATGTAAACGAACCGGTATAATGTTGTGTATTTTCTCCAACATTACCCCCAGCATTACCGAAACCAGATAATCCTTGCGTGTTAGCGCTTAAAGATGTAATGTTTGCTGAGACATTTAATGTCCATGTACCAGCGCTCAATGGGTCGATATTCAGATATAAAAAGCTACTTAACTCCGTGTTACTTGTAGTACTGTTATATGGGAACTTATCAGTACTTACACTGCTTATATTAGTGGTGTGTAAATCTCCACCACTTGCCCAATTGACATAAAAATTATTATCAGTAGCAGATAACGAACCGATATTGCCGTTTGTAATTCTTTTAAAGTCAGAAAAGTTTTTTAATATATTTTTGTCTTCGTCTTGTACTCCTATAAAAACCTGAAACTTATCTCCTTGTCTTTTATAATTAATCGCCGACATTTGTTTCATTCCAGTAGACGTAAAAGAGAACAAATCAGAAAAATTTGGAATTGGTTTAGTAATTTTAACTAAAATACCGTCGTAGTTTTTAAGAGCACCGCCTCCAGTTTCAAGGAAGTTTTGACCGCTACCGTTAATATCTGTTTCTATATTATCTACATAGAAATTTTTGAGACGATGTTTACTGAGATCAAGCTTTACAATTAATTGGACTCCTGGGTCTATGTTTGGAGTGTCGTCATAATAACTTAACACCACATTTTTACCTGATAATGTTTCTGATCCTGTCAAACCAGATACCGAAGTATTATAACTGTTAACAGCAGTCTGTGGGTTATTTGTAGCGCCTAGCATGTAGGTTTTTATGCCTAACGCGCTTAATTCTGGAATAAAATTATCCGCAACTAACTTAATAGTATTATCTTTCGGGTTAATAGCGTAATTGCGTTTATTGACTTTTATGTTTACTCCTGTATGATCAATGCGTACAGGTTTGTCTTCCGATCGATCATAAAAAGCATTAAAAGGTAATAAATGAGCATATTTATTCTTGGTGTCGTATGGTTTTGATTTACTACCACTCGCTGTAATATAAAGAGTAAAGTCTTCTGTCCCTGTAATAGAATCTGTTGTTGATACATCTTGCCAAGAAGCAGTTACAAGAGTTGGAAATTTTTGGCCCGGATCATCTGTACTACCAGCTCTGAACATCATACCAGAGACACTATCTACTTCAGTGTTCGATAATTGTATATTCGTTTCTACATAGTTGTATACTGATACAGTTTCAGTAAGGGTATTAAAATACGCAGTTCCGTCAATATCATAGTAATAAACAGCTACAGTATAAATGCCAGGAACTTTGTATGTATGAGTTGTAGTTGGAGTGTTTCGTGCACTTAGAGTGTTACCATCTCCAAAATCCCAAACTGCAACAGTAGTAGAAATCGGTGGATCGACTAGTTCGTTAAACGAAGTTGAACCTGTGAGATTAGATGTAAAGGTAAATTCACTTATACGAGTGAACCCGCTATGAGTGGCAGATAAACTGTGTACATTGTTCACAGGAGAAGGTATCGACCCGGATGTGTTTACCGATAGAGTAATCGGTACTGGTACACTTAATGGACATTTTTCCTCAGCGCTCATTAATATTCAACAACCCGTTTGTTAGTGACTTGTGACTTTACTACGATTTTATCTTTAAAAGCAACCGGGCTTTCAATGTACGGTATTTGATATGGTTTTAATTTGCATCTAGTATCGAATACTTTTTTATCCTTCCCATTGTAGATTGGATTAAACACACAAAATGAAAGACCAGGAGTACTTCTATTTAAATCTGTACGTAATGTTTCTATACCTTCTATGCCTTGTATTTTTTCAATCTCATTATTAAGGTATCTTACATCAATAGTATCTCCTAGTTTTAGATTATTAATGTATGTAGTAATAATATTATACACTTTACTTTTTAAATCGTCTTCATTTATTAAAGCACGAGCTTGTTTAGTTATAACTAATTGAGTACTATCTTTATATCTAAGTCTATTTACTTCCCCTGAAAATCGTAATGATAAATCTAAATTTAAATAAACCGGGTCAATAAAAGCAATCTCACTATTTAGTAATTTATAATCTGCGATCTCGTTTCGAATTTTCTCTTTCAGAGCATTAGAGAGATAATTTGATCTAGTAATTACAGATTTATTTTTTCTTAAATTTGGTACAATAGTTAAGTATATATTATTTGCATCTGAACTATCCGCAAAATAATACTGATTAAACAACGCGTTAGTCTCGAGACTATAATCTGTTAAACCAAGTTCATCATCTAGATATTTTAAATAATCGTTAGTGTAGTCACTGTTGTTTTGTACAGTAACGTCATAAACAAGGTTCTTATAATTACGTTCTATAAAGCTTTTATAGTCATCCTTTGTTGTAAGTTTATATTCTGAGCTAAAGAATCTTGGGGCGTTTTGTTTAATTTCGTCTGCGTTTTCTTCTTCTCCGAAATCGGTACTATCTTCTGTATTACTTATAGTAGTGTTTAACACAGTCTCGATCGTCAAAAAGTTGAGCGAGGTGTCTTGGGTATCTGTAAGAATGTTATCATACTGTGAAGTATTATATATGTTTAGGGAGCTACTATTAAAAGTATTCTTTGTTACTTTACCGTCCGTACCAGAAGATTTGAGGTAGTATACTGCGATTTGGTCACCTTGATTTAATTTTCTTCCGTTAACACTATTGCCGAACTTTAATTCATAGTTTTTATTTTCATTATATCTAATTTCAAAACTTCTTTCATTTGGTTTTGACAAGTATAAAGAAGGAACCCGCGACCATTCATACCATTTGTTATTAGAATTAACTTCTTTTACATATACGTAAATGTTAAAATGATCAATTGTAGTATTACCACCCGGTAAGAGGTTTACTACTTCAAATTTTTCTCCGATAGGGTTAATAATAGGATATTCTTGCAATGTACCTTCATACATTAATTGACTTCCAATTGCAGAGATTGTTTCAGTATCAGAAGTAGTTTTTTCAAATGTTACATCTTTAGTAAAAGTAAATGTTTTACCTTGGCTTGTTGCGAATGAAAATTTAGGAATAGTATAATAACCAGCAGACAAATCAGAAGTACCTTTTATTTCTACCGGTAATACAGCGGTTTGTTTACCTACTGGCTTATAATCAATAAGCTTAACAATCCGATTAATATTCTCGTATAGTTCTGCGTCATTAAAATTACTTTCAGAGCTAGTTTGGTTTAAGTAAAAAAGTAATGTATGGTATGAGTACGCAATTATATCTATAAGGGCAGAAATATTACTACCCTCAAAGTTTTGATCAGTAAAATTAATTGTCGTGTCGTTATTAATTCTATCAATGATCAGATCTCTGAGACTCTGGGCATCAAACCCAGTGTACGCATTTGTTGGTAGATTAAATTCTGTAAAGTTTGCCATAATTATGAGTAATTAAATCCTTGTGTTGTTAATAATCCAGACGCTGTTCCTTTTTTATTATTTAACGACGGGATAGTTATTGAGATGGTAATTTTGTATTCATTATTGTCTGGTCGGGCAACTACCCTCACATCGTTAACAGCTATACGAGGCTCATACAAAGCTAACTCTTCATATATTGTTTGCCCTATAGTTTGACCGTTTTCTTTAGAAACGTTTTCAAATAAATACTGTTCAAGATCTAAACCAAAAGTTGGGTTTAGAATTTTCTGACCTTTTTTTGTATTAAAAATATTACTAATAGAGTTGTAAATAGCTTTTTCATCATAGTCAATTTTAAGGTCTTGCTTGTTTTTTTCTGCTCCTGTTGGGGTATCAGGGGTTTTTGCATCTAAATCAATATCTAGATGTAAATCTGCATATGAATAGGAACGAAAACTGTTCTTATTCTTTACATCTTTTAGTATATCTAATTTAAGAGCCATCTATAATTATTTAATTTAAAATGGCTAAAAACAATAAATAATTTAAATGAGTAAATTCGATACTATATTTGAGGCGCAAAT